GGGGTTCGGTGCGCTGATGCTGATCGTCGCGCCGTTGGCGTCGGTGGTCTGGCTGAGGGTGACGTTGTTGGTGCCCACCAGGACCAGGCGCGTCCCGGTCACGCCCGTCGCGCCGGCCGTGTTGCCGAGGTTCGACGCGCCTGCCGAGAAGCCCCCACCGGCACCGCCGGCCGAGATGGTGATGGTGCCCGACGCCCCGTTGAGCGACTGCGACAGGGTGACGTTGTTGCCGCCCGCGAGGACCATCCGGACCTGCGCACCCGAGGCCATCCCGGTCGTGCCCGACGTGTTGCCCACGTTGGACATGCCGATGGACTGCGACTCGGCCGACTGCGCGGCGGTGTTCGGACCGCTGATGGTGACGCCCGATGCGTCGGTCCCCACCGTGATGTTGTTGCCGCCGGTGATGCGGACGGTACCGGTGAAGGTCGAGTTGGACGCCGAGATGCGGATGACGCCGTGGTTGGTGACGCCCATCAGCTGAACTCGGTGATGCGGGCGTTGCCGGTGGCCGAGGCCCAGATGCCGTCCACGATCCCGGTGTAGCCGAACGGCAGTTCGCAGACCCCGTCGGGGAAGAGCTTGTAGGTGTACGAGGAGGTGCTGGCGGTGGCGCCGCACTTGACGTACAGGATGGCCGTCGAGTCGTTGTTGATGACCGCACCCGTCCGCGCCGGGTTGGACGCGAGGAGGGTGACGTTCGAGGCCGAGCCCGCGACCGACGTCTGGTTGGTGGTCGCGCACTTCTGCATCGTGACCACGCGCCCGTTCTGGTCGACCCAGACGTTCTGCGAGTCGCCGTCGGATACGGCGGTGGGCACGGTGTCGGAACCATAGCCGCCGACGGTGACCGGGATGTTGGTCCCCAGCGGATCGCCGATGACCGCCTCACCGACGACCGTGACGGTACCGTTGATCGCCTCGACGCTGGTGACGCTGTCGACGGTCGTGACGCCGTCGACGAGGTTGACCGTGTTGATACCGGACAGGAAGCCGCTGCTGTCGACCTGCAGCAGCTCGCCGTCCTCATCGCCGATGGTGACATACAACGCGCCCCGGCCCGAGACCTTGGGCACCGCCGCGTCATCCACGCCCGCCGAGATGGTCGAGAGGTTGCTGTCCACCCGCGCGAGCATCACGACGCCCACGGGCGTGCCGCCGAGGCCGGTGTCCTCGGTGCCCGTGCCAGGCATCGTCACCACATCGACGTTGCCGATGTTGTTGTCGCCCGCCGCGATGGACGCGACGTCCACATCGCCGATGTTGTTGGTGCCCGCAGCCAGGTTGGCGGTGACCGTGCCGTCGACGGTCAGCGATGCGCCGTTGTCATCGACCGACAGGACGCCCGTCGAGTCGCTGGCGATCGTCACCCGCTGGGCCGCGGCCTCGGTCCCGCCACCGACCACCGAGATGACCGGGTTGTCGACCGTGAGCGAGCCGCCGTTGTCGTCGACCGACACGGGCTCGGATACCGATACCGTGCCGTCCACGGTGATGGATCCGCCACCGTCCTCGATGGTCACCGTGCCATCGACGGTCAGCGACGAGCCCGCATCGTTGACCGGCAGGCCCGATCCTGTGACCGGGACGGATGCCCCGTCGCCGCCGACGTCGAGCTTGACCCGCTGGAACTGCGCTCCCCCGACGTCATCGGTGGCGACGACCGTCCCATCCGGCGGGGTCGAGTTCGCCCCGCTCGTGATGGTGACGTTATCAGCCATCGGTCTCCACCTCGGTGGTCTCGGTGATGGCGCCGGACTTGTCGCGCTTGACCGTCCGGCGGGTCACCCTGGTCGGGAGCTCGGTGATGCGCATCTCGGTCGCCGCCTTGGCGGTCCCGGAGACCTTGACCACGGGCGCCTCGACGTTGACCGGCGGGGTGGTCACGTTGACCACCGGCGTCGGCACGTTGACGATCATCTCGGGCGTGGTGACGTTGACCTGCGGCTGCGCCACGTCCACCTTCACCGGCGGCGTGGTGACGTTGACCTGCGCCGGCTCGACCGTCACCGGGCTGCTCACGTGGACATCGGGCGGAGCCACGTTGACGACCGGGGCGGGCGACTCGGGGATGTTGTTGGTGATGTTGACCACCGTGGGCTCGGGGTGCCACGCCTTGTCGACGAGCGGCGAGAACACGAGCGTCCCGTTGGGGTGGTCCTCGATGTCCACGGCCTCCTCGGCGGAGAAGACCTGCCCGTCACGCTCGGCACAGACCTCGTCGAAGTCGCCGTCGTAGGCCAGGAACCGCTCGACGCCGAGCGCCTCGTAGCCGCGCACCGAGGCGCGGTTGTACGACAGCATGGTCTCGGTCCGGGCGATGACCTCGGCCCGGGCGTCGCCGAAGACCGGCGTCCCGTTCTCCAGGGTGACGCCGGTCACGCCGCGGTAGCCCTCCTCGGGCACGCCGTCGATCAGCTGGTTGATGCTGTAGCCGCGGCGGGTGCCCTCGGCCAGCTCTGCGGTCAGCGACTGGAGCGTCCGGTCGTTGATGTCCTTGATGCGCCGCCCGCCGCGGGTGAGCAGGTCGGTCACGATCGGCTCGATGGCGCCGCGGTACAGGAACCGACCGAGGGCATCGGCTGCGACCTGCAGCGACTCCCGCCCGACCGAGACGTAGATGGACCGGACGGTCGCCCGGAGCTCGCGGTCCTCGCGCTCGCTGTCCCACCACGGCGGGTCGGCCTTGATAAAGCTGCGCCGGGCCGCCTTCGATGCGGGCAACTGCTCCTGCAACGCCGCCACGACGCGCCCGCGCTGCTCGCTGAAGAACCGGTCCAGCTCACGCTGGGCCACCGGCAGCACGCGGGCGAAGACGCGGTCGCGGTCCTCCTCTGCCTTGGCCTTCACCGAGCGGACGGGGGCGGGTGCCTCCTGGCGCCCCTGCTCCGAGAGTGCTTCGACCTGCGCCTCGCGCATCATCTGCTGCTGGACGGGGTCGAGGATGGCCGGCAGGCCCAGCCACTTGATGTGGTCGAGCCCGACCGCGTCGAGCGACTCCTTGGGGTCAAGGCCGATGCCGACGAGGCCCTTGTATGCCTCGGTCTTCGCCAGCAGGGTCGATGAGTCGTCGAGGTTGGGCTCTTCGATCTCGAAGTCCAACGTGCGGCCCATCGCCTCTTCGTACACCGACAGGAGGCCGACCTGAATGGTCTCTTCGATGAGGTCGGCGCGCGGGTGGATGGTCTCCTCCCAGTAGTCGCGCCGATCCTCGCGCCGGACCTCGCCCGAGTTGAGCCCGCCCGGGGTGGGCACGCCCAAGCGGTACGGGCTGACCGGGAACGCGGTCAGGATCTCATCGCGGTTCAGCGTGGCGAGCTCGGGGATGCCGATCTCGGCCGGGGTGCTGGCACCCGAGGCGTATTCCATCGGCTCGGGGAAGACCAGCAGGCGCTTGCCCGCGTCGGGATCGGATGACACGTTGCGCCACGCCCGCAGGGCGTCCTGGTACTCGTCCTCGCCGAGCGAGCGTTCCTTGGGCCAGAGCATCCCCGCCAACCGGCCCCCGGTGGTCAGCACGTTGGCCGTGTGGCGCGCCATCAGGTCGGTCAGGGGCACCTGCGAGTAGACCGCCTCCACGACGGATGTACCCCAGACGTCGTTGTCCTCGGCGTTGCCCGTGGTGAACAGCAGGATCTCGCGCTTGTCGAACGGGACCGGGTTTGGGCTGTCCTTGTCCATGACCCAGCCGAGCAGTTCGTCGTTGCGGTCGTAGGAGGGCCACATCCGTGACGGGCTGATCCCGTAGTAGGCGGTCGGCAGGCCCGAGGTCGCGCCCTCCAGATACCAGAACGCGGTCCCCGCGAAGTCGAGGCGGACCTGCGTCTTGCGCAGCAGCGCCCGCCCGGTATACGACGGGTTGGGCCGCTCCATCAGGCGCTGGAACTGGTCGATCGGCGACAGGCTCTCGAACGGCACGCGCAGGTCGGGCCGGTCGAGGGCGGTCTGCTCCTCGCCCTCCTCGGCATCCCCGTCGCTGACGGACCAGTCGAGCGCGGCCACGTCGTCGGCGATCTTCTTGCCAGCCTTGTAGAACCAGCCCACCTTGTAGGCGCGCAGGTACGCTGCCGCCTTCGTCTGCGGCGTGGCAGCCAGGCTGGACAACGGGATGGCGTTGGCCCAACCGCCGAGCGCGGTCACCGCCTTCGCGGTCGGATGGGACTCGGCACGGCCGAAGAGTCGGTCGAGGATGGTCACGCAGCGGCTCCGAATGAGGAAGTGCGCCGGCGCGAGCGTGACCGGGCGTAGATGGCTAGACAGAATGCATCGGCGAGGTCAGGGGAGGGCAGGCCGCGGGCCTTCATCTCCTCCTTGGACTCGACGACGACCTTGCCGGAGCTGGACATCTTGTAGGTGGGTCCGGTCAGCTCGGCGCGTAGTCGCTGGTACTGCAGCTCGGGCAGTCGGACGAGACTCAGCGCCTCGTCCGGGTTGGCGGGATCCAGCGCGCGGCGCACGTCCCACCACAGTTGCGCACGCAGGTTGGACAGCAGGTCGTCGTCGTGGTCAGGGCGCTCGCCCACGTTGACCGCGAGGAGTTGACCCGGTGGACGCTGCTCGCGGATGCGGTCGACCACACCACCGCCGACGCCGATGACGTCGACCGCCAGTGTCCCGCGGCGACCCGTGAGGTAGCGGATGCCAAGACCAGCGGTCGCCATCGTGTCCTGGCCGTGGATGACCTCGCACTCCTCGGGGCCGTTGCCCGATCCCGCGACGATGGCGGTGTCGTCATCCCCGAACCGGGCGACGTCCAGTCCGGCCCATTCCCGGGCGTCGGCGATGTGGGCACGGGCACGGGCAGCCTCCACCCAGGCGAGCGGGATGATCGCGTTCGAGGCGGTGTCGGGGAACTGGCCGAGGACCTTGGCCTGCCACCACGGCGTCCCCTCGAGGCCGTCGGCCCGGGCGCGATCCAGCCAGAACTGGTCGACCAGTTCCTTGCGGGCCTTCTCCGGCACCGGCTCGTCGGTGAAGTTCGGGGTGTCGAAGACGCTGATATGGATGACGTGCCACGTCGCCGAGCGGCAGGCGGCGAAGAACGGGCCGGTCGGCTCGTTGGGGTTGCCGATCGCGAGGATGCGACTCGCCGCGTTGACCACCAGACCGCGCGACGCTTCCCACAGGTCGCCGCCGACGCCGTTGGCCTCGTCGATGATGACCAGTACCCGCTCGGCGTGGATCCCCTGGAAGCCCTCGGGGTTGTAGTCGTCGGGCTTGATGCCGATGGCGAACGCGCCGGTCTCGGGGACCTCCCAACGTGACTCCACCGCGGGGATGTTGCCGGGCAGCTGGCCGCGGGCATGGGCCCTGCGCAGTTCGCGCCACAGGATGTCGCGCACCTGTCGGTACGTGTCGGCCGTGGTGACGACCACGCCACCGGTGGCGACCCACCATGCCGTCAGACGAGCCGCGATCCAGTCCTTCCCGCTACCGAAGCAGGATGGCACCGCCACCGCGGGATGGACCCGCACCGCCTCGGCGATGCGCTGCTGGATGGACCAGGGCCGCTCGTCGAGGATGTCGGTGATGAACCCTACCGGGTCGTCGGCGTAGTCGCTATAGCCCTTCGCCCGCTGCCTCGAGCGGAGCCTCCGACGGAGTTCCGCCGTCGCCTGTGATGCGTTGGGCCTCTCGTACGGCCGCGATGAGCTCGCCGTCGGTGAGGGAGCCGGTGATGTCACGGGACTCGGACCTCGTGGTGGCCCCACCGGTCAGGAGGGCGTGCTTGTCGTAGAGGATGCCGGTGGCCGTGGCCTTGTCGCGCAGTGGTGCGTCCGGGTCGCGCAGGCCCTTGGCGATCTCGTCCACCCCGACCTGGATGGCGGCCCACATCCGGTCGGCGACCTCCTCGCGTGTTTTCTCGCGAAGGGCTACGAAGGCCGGATCGTCGAGCCAGTAGCGGATGGTCGTCTCCGGGATGCCCATCGCCTCCGCGGTCGCGGGCACACCGGCCATCGTCGCAGAGGCGACGGCCTCGGCCTTCTGGGTACGGGTGTAGCGTCGGTGGGATCGTGGCACGGTGGGGCCTCGGAGGGGATGGCGACGCCCGGGTGGTCCGCTTCTCGCAGCCGGTCCTCAGCGGGGGACGTGCTCGGCGTGGCGTCGTACTCGGCGCGCATCATAGCACCCGCTAGGCGGCACTCCACGACTCGGCGCTGCGTTGTGCGTCGCTCTTGTCCACCCATCCGACGCGGGGGACCGGACCCTCCTGGTAGCGCGAGTGGAGTTGACGCAGGCAGCGCAGCAGGTGCGCCTCCCCCGCATCCCACGACATCGCCAGCGAGCGGACGGTGGATCGTGCATCCCAGTCGTGTTCGGCGAGGGTCGCGATGGTCAGGTAGGGGTGCGGCTGGCGCCGGTTCACCGGCAGGGACCGGGCCAGCCGCGAGAGGGCGAGGGTCATCGGATACCGGTACAGGTTCAACCGGACCTCCTTGACGCCTGCGCCGTAGCACTCGGGGCAGTCACGCGACGGGCGACCGGCGAGCAGGGGATGTCCGCAGGACTGGGTGCGGCCCTCGGTCGATACCGCAGCAGGACTGCCGTCGAGTGCGTTGATGAAGCCGTGCGAGAAGCGCGGGGCGCCCAGTTCGCCCTCGGTGGTCCGCGACTCGTGGAGACGCAGCGGCACGGTGCGCTGGCCATCCCACCGGTCGCGGACCCAGACGATGGCTTCGTCGAGCGATGCGAAGGTCGGGGCCTGACGCATCAGACCTTGACGACCTTGTTGGGCTGCCCCTCGGGGGTCACGACGTTGACCTTGGTGCCCTCGGCGACGGTCGGGGGCTGGCCCGCGATCAGGGTGATGACCGCAGCGGCTGCGATGTTGACCGCGGCCACGAGCTCGGGTGTCAGGGTCGTGTTGCCTTGGCTCTGGAGCACGAGCACCGCGACGTTGAACACGGCGGTGAACGCGCCGAGGATGAGGTTCGTGGGTCGTCCGAGGATCACTGCTCGTCTTCCTCCTGTGTGCCGTCGCTGCCCTCGCCGACGTAGTCGTCGGTGGGCAGTTCGCCCGGCGGGTCTCCCTCCGGTGTCAGGTCGTCATCCTCGACGCCGTCCTCGGGCGGATCGTCAGGGGTGTCGAGGATCGTCGGGTCGGTCAAGTACTCCCTCCCTCGTGTGACAGCCGGGCCGCGTGGATCCAGCGGCTGCCCTGATGGTCACCATACCAGCGGCGCGAGCCGCGGAACGACTCGCCCTGATCGGTCACCTGGTAGGCGATGAACAGTTCGTCGTCGGCCAGCGTCTCGATGACCGTCGATGCCTTCGTGTCGGGGCGGTAGTGGACGTTGACCCGCTTGCCCGCCGGGGCCACGGCGCGGGTGCGATCGGGGAACGGGGACGTCGGCCGTCCGTTGAAGGCGAGGTGGACGTGTGGCTCGGTATCGCGGGTCAGTGCCGCATATGCCCGGCCGGGGCCGAGCAGGTTTCCGTTGCCGTCGAGGTCGAGCAGGCGGGCGAACCGCTCGACGATGTAGCGCGGTACCCAGAACGGACTGCGCGCGATCCCGGCCCGGCGGCCGTCGGCCAGCGGGTCGTGGACGAGCAGGTCGGTCGGGGTCTGGTAGCCCGACAGGAGCCGCCAGCCGCGCCCCTCGCCGATGTACCAGGCGTGGTTGCCGCCGAATGTCTCCGACGCCTGCCACTTCGTCCCTCGAGTGGCCCGGGACGCACCCTGCAGAATCGTCCCGCGGCCGTCGTGGATGGCCTGGAAGTACGCTGGCAGCGACATCGGGGTCCGGACGTCGAGGTTGACGCCCATCTTGTTCAGCGCGGCATCGACCTGCGTCAGCCGCGTGCCGCCCGACGTGTCCCCGGTCAGGCGGCGGACCTCCGCGCCGGTCGTGCGTCGCTTACCGATCGACGAGCGGTCGACGCACATCGCCGCGGCCGCGCAGGTGCAGTTGAGGCCCGCGTACTTCGAGCCGTCGAGCTGCTTGACGAACGTGACTCGATGCGGACTGCTCACTGATAGAACCAGTCGGTGTAGCCCCAGCCCCGACCGAACACCGCGCCTTGGGTCGGGTAGTTCGTCCCGCACCGCTCGTTGTAGACGTGGGTGACGTGGTAGTCGGCGCTCGAGTAGTTCAGGTTCCCGCCCCGCGATCGCCACGCCGCGTTGCGGCAGACCTGACTGTCGTTGACGTCCCATGCGTCGTAGCCCTGGCCCCACAGGACTTCGGCGGTCAGGACGTAGCCCTGCGCCGCCTCGGCCGGGTAGCCGCCGAGCGATGGGTAGGCGGTCCGCGACGCGTCCTCGACGGCCGCGCCCTCCTTCTGCGGGATGGCGCATGACGCGGGATTGATCTCGAAGCCGACCGGGCAGGACCAGACCGCCTGGTACGAACTGGTGTGCTGGAAGGTCCCCGTCCCGTCACCGTAGGAGGCCCACAGGTCGTAGTCGCGGTCGAGCCCCGGAGTGTCGCCGAGGTAGGCGTCCACCGCGGTCAGGGATGCGAGGGCGAACGTGCCCCAGTTGTTCGACGTGTTCTGCGCCGTGCCGAGCAGGACGTGCCAACGCGAGTGGCTGGCCGGGAAGTCCTGCGTCCGGATGGCCCGCGCCCACGCCACGAAGGCGGGGTCGCGGTAGCCCACGTAGTCGGCGGCCATGATGTACGCCGACAGCTGGCGACCGAGCGACAGGATCGCGTTACCGCAGTCGCGGGCCGAGGCGCGCGCCTGCTCGACGAGGCCGATGACCTTCGTCCGGTACGCCGCGGTCCCGGTGCGGGCGTAAACCAGCGACGCGGCCAGGGCGACCTTGGGGTGGGTCCGGTTGTTCTGGTCGCAGGTCAGGTTGGCCGTGCCGGCCGAGGCATCCGCGTCCGCCACGACCCGCTGCCACGCGCTCCCGGTCGTCGGCAGTGTCGCGACTTCGGGGCCGATGAAGCCGCCGCTAGGAGGGGATGTCGGTGGTGCTGTTGGAGTTGGTGAGGGCGTTGGTGATGGTGTCGGGCTCGGCGTAGGTGAGGCCGATGGGGTAGGCGTTGGAGTCGAAGTGGGGGTAGGCGTCGGTGTAGGCGTCGGTGTAGGCGTCGGTGTAGGCGTAGCTGTCGGGGTCGTAGTGGGTGTCGCTGATGGCTCGGCTCCTTCCGTGACCACGGTGTACGTGACACCGGCTGGCGCGAACAGCGTATCGCCGTTCTGGATGACGTAGGCGTATGGGCCGGCCGCGGCCATCTGCTCCGCCGCGATACCGACGACTCCGACAAGCAGGGCTGCGATGACACCCAGGACAGCGCCGCGGCGGATCATGTCTTGTATCCCGCCAGCGGAGTCGCTACCATCACCGATGACGGTGGTTGAGGCACCGACTTTTCATGCCCCGGGTCGAGCCTCAACCTCGGTCCGGGGCTACCCGTTCCTGGAAAGGCAACCGGGGCACCTGAATAGGAGGTTGAGGCTCCATGACCACAGCGACCGTTCTCCATCCGGTGAGCAACGACGCGGCCGAGGAGGTCGCGCTCAACGAGCCCTATACCGTCACGGTGACGATCCGCGGCAGCGCGGCCATCCTGTTCCACCGCTGGTCTAACGAGGCCGTCGCCGAGAAGGCCGCGGCGGCCAAGGGCAGCAAAGCCAAGAAGTCCGACAACCTCGAGTCCTACGTCTA